TCAATGAAGAAAAGAAAAACATTAGGAGTAAAGTAAAATGTTTAGTAAAATAAAAAAATATGTTATAGGATTTTTTGTTTTATGTGGTGGAGTTCTTGTTGCTTTTCTATCAGGTAGAAGTGCAGGTAGAAAAGATGAGAAACTTAAAGGATTGAAAAAAGATTCTAAAAGAGTTTCTGATTTATTAAAAGATAAAAAGAAGTCACAGAAAGCAATTAATAAGAGTTTAGATAGTAAGAAAAAAGCTCTCAAAGACATTAAAAAGAAAAAATATAAGAAAAAGAAAGTTTCTAAAAAAGAAGCTTCTGATTTCTTAAAAAACTTTAGTAAGGGGAAAAAATAATGGCGTATGGTAACGGGAATAAAACTCAACAAGACCAACGAATGGGTTTCGGAGATGATTTAGGACAAGATGGATATGACCCTGAAGGTGGACCTGGTGGTAGAACTGGTCGTGGAAACCAACCAAATTGGGGTGACGAGGGGGCTGTAGGATTTGATGGATATGACCCTGAAGGTGGTGGAACTGGACCAGGTGGTCGTTTAGGAAGGCGTCCTGCTCATATTTATACAATAAAATCAAGTGGTGAGGATTATAGTGGTTTAACTTTAGATTACGGTGGTAGATTATTAACAACTACAACAGGTGCTTATGAAGGTCAATTTTCAAAAGAAGTTACCTTAAAAAGTACAAGTAATAGATTACCTAGAGGTAGTAATAAAAGAAATCAAAAAAGAAGACAAAGAAAGAAAAGAGGAACAAAGATATAATGAATAAGATACTATCAATACTATTATTAACATTTATATTTACACAAGAACCTATTTTAAATGAAGAAATAGGAGAACCTTGTCCTGAATGTCCAACTTGTGAAGTTTGTCCTCCTGAATGTGAGGGAACTTGTTTATCAGAAGAAGAAACACAAGGTTTGTTTAATAATATTAAAGAATTACAATTTGATTTGGATAATTCTCTTAAAATTAATTCTAATTTAGAACTTCAAATAGGAGATTATGATAAATCTATATTGAATTATCAAGACCAAATTAAACTTTGTAATGAACAAATTAAAATAAAAGAAGATATGATTAAAACAATAAAACCAAAATGGTATCATAATAGATATCTTTGGTTCTTTGGTGGTGTCTTCCTTACATCTGGTACTGTTTATTTAGCAGGCCAACTGGACTAAAATGAGTAAAGACCTAAAACAAGCGATACAAAGAGAATATCTTAAATGTGTACAAGACCCTGTTCATTTTATGAGAAAGTATTGTACAATTCAACATCCAAAACACGGAAAAGTTAAATTTGACTTATATCCTTTTCAAGAAAGATGTCTAACAGATTTTAAAGATAATCGTTATAATATAATCCTTAAAGCTCGTCAATTGGGTATATCAACTCTTTCAGCTGGGTATTCATTGTGGATGATGTTATTTCATAATGATAAAAATATTCTTGTTATTGCTACTGGTAAAGATACTGCTAAAAACCTTGTTACAAAAGTAAGAGTAATGTATGAAAATTTACCACAATGGTTAAAAACATCAACAGAAGAGGTAAATAAATTATCTATACGATTAAAAAATGGTTCACAGATTAAGGCAATTGCTTCTAATGAATCTGCAGGTCGTTCCGAAGCATTATCACTATTAATTGTAGATGAGGCCGCATTTATTGAAAGAGTAGATACAATATGGACATCCGCACAACAAACATTAGCAACAGGTGGTGATGCAATTGTCCTATCAACACCAAATGGCGTGGGTAATTGGTTTCATAAACAGTGGATTGGTGCCGAAGAGGGAACAAATAAATTTAATACTATCAGACTTCATTGGACAGACCATCCTGAAAGAGATGAAGTTTGGAGAAAAGAACAAGATAAGATTTTAGGGCCGTCACAAGCTGCTCAAGAGTGTGATACTGACTTCCTCACTTCAGGGCAATCAGTAGTCGACCCTTTAATATTAACTTGGTATAAAGATACAATGATTGAAGCTCCAATTGAAGAATTAGGAATGGATAGAGGTTTATGGGTTTGGAGACAACCTGATTATACAAAAGAATATATAGTGGTTGCTGATGTGGCTCGTGGTGATGGTAGTGATTATTCAGCTTGTCAAGTATTTGAAGTTGAGGATATGGAACAAGTTGCAGAATATAAAGGACAATTATCCACTACAGATTACGGAAACTTCTTGATTGAAGTTGCTACAAAATATAATGATGCTTTACTTGTAGTTGAGAACAACAATATCGGTTGGGCTACAATACAAACCATTATAGACAGAGGATATAAGAATTTATTTTATCAATCAAAGGATTTACAAGTGGTTGATGTTGAACATAATATAACAAACAAATACAGAGCACAAGATAGAAATATGGTTCCTGGATTTTCAACAACTGTAAAAACAAGACCACTTGTTGTGGCAAAAATGGAAGAATATACAAGAGAAAAATTAGTAAAATTACATTCCAATAGACTTATAGATGAATTATTTGTATTTGTTTATAAGACTGGAATTACAAATGCAAAAGCAGAGGCGATGCAAGGTTACAATGACGACTTAGTTATGTCTTATTCAATAGCACTTTGGGTTAGAGATACAGCTCTACGAATACAAAAAGATAAAAATGACCAACAATGGGCGACAATGAACTCAATGTTGAAGTCAAATGGAAATAAACCAGATGTAACACCTGGTTTTGGTAAAGGTCAGATTGGACAACCTAATTCAAATCCATATGAAATGGATATAGGTGGTGAAAAAGAAGATTTAACTTGGTTAATTAAATAAAAGAGGTAAAAAATGGCAGACAGTGAAAACATATTAACAAGACTTGGTAAACTATTTCAAAATAGTATTGTATTAAGAAAAACTCCAACTGGACAAATCAAAGTAAAAGATGTTGATTTTACACAAACAGCTCTAACATCTAATTTTATTGATAGGTATAATAAGATACATTCGGGTGGAAATAATATGTCATCTTATGCGGCAAAACAAAACGCCCAAGCATATGACATAGCTCGTAAGGAACTATTCAGAGATTATGAATTGATGGATTCAGACCCAATTATATCATCTGCATTAGACATCTATTGTGATGAATCTACGGTTGATAATATTGAAAATAGAGTATTGAAGATTAAAACAGATAATCCAGAAGTTGCTAAAATACTTAACAATTTATTTTATGATGTGATGAATATTGAGTTTAATTTATGGTCTTATATTAGAAATATGACTAAATATGGTGATTTTTATTTACATTTAGATATATTGGATAAATATGGTATTGTGAATATTAGACCTCTTTCAGTATATGAAGTAACAAGAATGGAAGACCATGACCCTTCAAATCCTAAACTTGTCCAATTTCAGTTAGATGACAATAACGAACTTTCACCAAGTTCAAAACCTGGAAAATTATTTGAAAATTATGAAATAGCTCACTTCAGAAATCTTGCAGATACAAATTACTTACCTTATGGTAAATCAATGTTAGAGGGTGCTAGGAGAGTATGGAAACAATTAACTCTTATGGAAGATGCTATGTTAATTCATAGAATGATGAGAGCTCCAGAAAAAAGAATATTTAAAGTTGACATTGGAAATATTCCTCCAAATGAAGTGGATAACTTTATGCAACAAATTATTAATAAAATGAAAAAAACACCTGTGATGAACTCTGATGGTGATTATAATTTAAAATACAATATGGAATCCATTACAGAAGATTATTATCTACCTGTTCGTGGAGGTGATAGTGGAACATCAATTGATACTTTACCTGGTTTAACAAATGATGGTGCAATTGATGATGTTGAATATTTAAAAGATAAAATGATGGCAGCATTAAAAATACCAAAAGCATTTCTTGGATATGAAGAAGGTGTTGGAAGTAAAGCTACATTAGCAGCTGAAGATGTTAGATTTTCAAGAACAATTGAAAGATTACAGAAAGTTATATGTGCAGAACTTGAAAAGATTGCTATTGTTCACTTATATACACAAGGATTTGAAGATGCAGAATTAATTAATTTTGAATTAGAATTAACAAATCCATCAATGATACATGCACAAGAAAAACTTGAACTATTAACTCAACAAACTGATATTGCTAATAGTTTGATGGAGAATAAATTATTATCTCGTGAGTGGATATATGATAATATATTTGACTTAAACGACCAAGATAAAGAAACAATATTTGAAGGTATTCTTGAAGATAGAAAACAAGCATTTAGATTTGAACAAATTGAAACCGAAGGTAATGACCCTGCTCAAACTCGTGAAGCTATAGGAACACCAGCAGATTTATCTGACAAAGATGATAGCGACGCAGGTGGTGGATTCCCAATGGCAAGAAGAGATGATTGGGGTGGTGACAGACGAAGTGGAACTGAAGAAAAAGAATATGGTAATGAATACAATGCTAAAGATATAAAAGATGCAACAAAGTACGAAAGAGAACGATATGGTAAACGAGAGTTTAAAGGTGGTTCTCCATTGGCTACATCAAAAGGTGGAACGATTGTTGCACGAGAAGGACTGTTAAACTCACTTAAACAGAAGTTCGGAAAAGATTTAGATAAACAAAGTATGTTAAATGAAGAAATTATTTTAGATGAAGAAGAATAAATATAACTTAATTAATAAAAACTTTATATTTATATATGAATAAATATACATAGATAGAACCAGTAAATGGAGATAAACACATGCAGAAAGTAAAGCATAATAAAATCCGTAATACAGGTTTACTGTTTGAATTTTTATTAAGACAGATAACATCAGATGTCTTAAATAAAACTAATGGTAAAGCGATAAATATAGTTAAACATAGATTTAATGAAAACACGGAGTTGGGTAAGGAATTAGCCTTATACAATATATTAATTAATAAAAAATTTATTGATGATAAAAAAGCAGAATATTTTATTAGTGAAGTTATGAGCTCAAGAAAGAATTTAAATAATTCTACTTTGAAAAGAGAAAGATATAATCTAATAAAAGAGATTCAATCACAATATAATCTTCAGAAATTTTTGTCATCTAAAGTTAATGATTATAAAACCTATGCATCTATCTATAAATTGTTTGAATATTCAAATTTATCTCCTGATGAAAAAACAGAATCATTTTTTAATATAGTTGAGCATGTGACAACTAATGACAAAAGTATTAAGTTATCTGAAACTGTTAAAATTTTACCAGATGATGAAGATTTAAGAATCCTTACTTATAAAACTCTTTTAGAGAAATTTAATCAAAAATATACAAAATTAAGTGGAATTCAAAAGAATCTACTTAGAGAGTATATTAATAATATTTCTAATACAAATTCATTAAAAGATACTTTAAAAGAAATTATAGTTGGTTTAAAAGAAGATTTACAAATACATTCTAAAAATCTTACAGATAAAGTTGTCAAGATTAAAATAAATGAAGCTATCAAATCTATTAACAAATTTTGTGGAATTGATGATAAATCAGATGTTGTTAAAGATGAATATGTTGTTCAAACAATGAGATATTTGGAACTTTTAAAGGAATTAAAGAAAAGTGGAAATAAAAACAAAAAAACACTTTAATGAAATTATTAAATCTTTAACTGAAGAAATTTTAGATGAAGAAGATTTAGATGAAATGACAGCTACAGGTAATGTAGATGGATATTCAACACCGTTCGTTTTTACTGGAAAAAAGAAAAAGAATAAAGATAAAAAGAAAAAAGTAGCTACAAACAGTACAGATTTTGAGATAGTAAAAGAAGCTCTTGATGATAAAGATTTAAAACAAATAAAAATATTAATTAGAAATGTTGTTGCTAATATATTAAGAGATATATGGCTTAAACGAACAACTTGGAAATAGGAGAAAATAAGTGGCCGAGAGAATATTAACATCAGCATATGGAACAGGTCCTGGAAGTAGAGTAAGATTAGCTAATACGCGAGTTGCTGACCCAGAAGTTCTTAGCATCGAAGATGTTGCGGGAGGTAATGGTGAAGGTAACGCGACAGCTTTATCATTGACGAAGACGGTATCGACTGTTACCACTGGTACTAATTCATCACATGTTTCTTTA